TAATACGGATCTGGCTTGATGATTTCGAGGGCTTCCTCGAGAACATCGACTTCGTGCTGATCCGACTCAATGCAGGCCTGCTTGTCTTTGATAATAGCCTCGAGAGCCTCCTCTGGATCCATGCGGGTGCTACTCTTTGAAAATCTGGTGATCGACTTGCTTCTCGCTGGGGTTCCGTAGGTCCTCAGCTCCTCGATCTTTTCCTTGTCGTCCTTAATCTTGACCTTCAGCACCGGTAGGGCATAGAGACGAGCCTCGGTGTTTTTGAACGCCGCCTTTGCGTTCTGCGGCTGCTGCAACGGCTTGTATGCGTCTGAGACTGCTGCCGCGGTTTTCTTTGCTACCTCGTCTATGTAGCTTTTGATCTCTGGCGGTATGCTTGGTTTTTTCTGTTTTGCCATTTATTCATATTCTCCTTCCTTGTAGTCTGAGCTTATTCCTACATCGTCGAAAATTTCGGCGTATACTGCCGGATCTGCCGGAGCTCCGTCTCTTATGAGCTGGATCTGGTCCTTGTTACCGGTGATCCTGAAATATCTCTTTACAATTACGTCGGTATATCCGGGCGTTAATTCCATGAGGTAGGCGGTGTGTCCGGTCTTTTCTGCTGCCGCGAGAGTAGTCCCGCTGCCTCCGAACGGATCGTAAACCGTTTTTACAAAATCCATGTTGTCGAGTATCATTTCCATAAGCTCGACGGGCTTCTGTGTCGGGTGTAACTCATTCCCGGACCTGCTGCACCTCAAAACATTGCCGTAGCCTTTGTGACCGTCAAATTTCGCCTTGCCTCTGCTGCCGAACAGACAGAGCTCGTGCTGGCTTCTCCAGCCGACGCCCATGCCGGGTGTCTCTTTATCCCATACGATCATCGAACGGACTCCGAAGCCTGATTTTTCGATTATGTCATACAAATAGATCCACATGCGCCAGTCGGTGAACACATAAGCAAATAGAGGAGTGATACCCTCGAAGGCTGCGGTCAATAATTTAATATAACCGCGGGTGCTGAGTATGTCGTTTGCAATCTTCGGCGCGTCTGTCTGGCCTTTTCTCACGGTTCCGATACTTCCGGTAGACTTTCCGCTCTCTTGGTGGCCGCCGCTGCAATACGGTGGATCTGTGAGCATGAGCTCCGGTTCTGCTCCAGCCAGCAGCTCCTCGCGGTCCTTTGCGTTGGTGGAGTTCCCGCACATGAGTCTATGACGGCCGAGGATCCACACGTCCCCCAGCTTGCTGACTGGTTCCTCCGGTGGTGGGAGTACGGTGTCGTCGTCTGCCTCCTCTTTGTCGTGGTCTGCTTCGCATAGAGCTGTCGCAAGTTCCTGATAGAATGACTCCTCGTAACCGGTCATTTCAAACGGGATCGCCCCGGTGTCTACTGCCTCAAAAGCCTCGGCTAGTTTTACGCTGTCGATTTCCGCAAGCTCCGCGATCCGGTTGTCTGCCATGAGGTCGGCCAATTCTTCCTCCTCGCTGGCGTAGTTCTGATAGTCGACTGGAGCTTCTTTGAATTTTCCATACTTTGCCGCCGCGAGTCTGCCGTGGCCCTTTACGATCAGGCCCGATCGGGTGCTCACGGTGATCGGCTGCCTCCAGCCGGTTGCCTTAATGATAGCAGCGAGAGCTCTGATCTGATCGTCCGGGTGCTTATTCGGGTTTAGCGGGTTTTCTCTGAGTTCCTTTATCGGCACAATTTTGTCATGCGCGCAAAAAACCGGCCGGCCGTCTGCGAACGCTTTCGGCTCAGCGCTGGTGGTGTAGTCCATGTCGTTGATCTGTATCTCTTGACGATTGGCCTTCGTCTTTGTCTGGGTGATTTCGAGCGTTTTCTTTGATTTCGCCACTTAATCGCCTCCCTTCTGGTTTTCTTCCGGCTCCTGAGTTCCAAAACGAGCGATCGCGAGCTCGTTGTATTTGCTGTAAATAGCCTCGAAGGCTTTTTTCCATTCTGGCCCGTGTTCGTCGCCTACGGTTACGATATGGGCCAGCTCGTGCGCCAGCACCTCCGGTACTGCTCCCGCAGGGATATGTCCGGCCACTTCTATGAGTGGGAGAGTGCCGTCGTCTGGGAAGGTAGTGCAACCGACCATTTCCGTGCCGTCCTCGGCGGTGATTTTGTCAACCAGTATGGCCTCGTATTCCGTGCCCGGGTAAATTTCAGCAAAAGCCTGAGCCACGAGGCTGCTCGGATCGTTTAAGAATGGGCTTTTTAATAATTCCATGAATAACCTCCTGCAATATGTGGGAGGGCAACAAGGCCCTCCCTTGATGATCCCGACATTTGTGTCGGTGACATTATGCAATGATTGTGATCTTGTCTCTGTCCGGTATGTCTTTGAGCGCTTCCACGAGGTACGCCTTGACATTTGCTACCGCCTGAGACTTCCAGACGCCGCCGTCAGCAGCCACGAGCTTGAATACCGGAGCGCCACCTCTGCCTTCGCTTACTCTGAAAACAAAGTCGCTGGCCGGCTGCTCAACCTCCAAAAATGTGCGGTACGGGATCAGATTTACCGGGTTCGGTACGAGCACGTTGTCCTTCGTGGTTATTCCGGTTTTCATAACTGCCTGCTGGGTGGTTCCGTTGTCTGAGAAGGTAGCCTCCTGAGTGTTCACGATGTTACTCGCCAGCATGGTGACAGCTTCGCGGTCGTCGCTTTCCTTGAAGCAGGACTGCATAGAAATGAGAAAACTCTCCTGATCGTATTCTCTGCCATACTCAAAACGAGGCAGCAGAGCATTGACCTCGAAAAGCGTCTCACGGTCACGCTCAGCAAGCAAGCCGGAGTATAAAAGCACCTTTGTTTCGTTTACTACCTGAATAATCATGCGGTCGCGCAATTCTTCGCGGTTTTCTTTGATGTAGTCCACCAGCGAGGTGAGAGTGGTCGCGGAGATAGGCGCCGCCTTTTCTGGTGCGTCATATCTTACGAGATCCTTTGTGCAGTATGTCTTGCCGTTAATGTTGACGGTTTTCGGATCCTCGGCTTTTACTGCCAGTCCTGTGATAAATGCGATAGCTTCCTTTATTCCTTCCATTGTTTCGTCCTCCTTATGCGTTTACGGCCTTTTGGCCCATTGTAATGACTTTGTGCTGGTTACTTTTCGGCTGTTCTGCGGCTGTTGGCTGGTCGACCGGTGGGCGACCGTTCTCAAATACCTCGCCCGTCTCGGGATCGAAGTCTCTGCCCGGTACGAGTTCACCTGCTGCCGCCTCTGCCTTTTCCTGCTCCTGATCGGCTGGAACCTCTGCCGGCTTTTTATTTCTGTTTTTCAGGTCCAGAGGTTTGCCGGTTGGTGCTGGCTGCTGTTCTTCGGCGCCTGCTGCCGGCTGTGTCTCATTAGCAGCGGGAGTGGTAGCCTGAGCCGGTTCTGCTTCCGGTTCCTGAGTCTGTAAATCACTAAAAGACATTTGCCCGCGGATCTGGCCGTCATATTCTGCGATCTCGATTTGGCCGGTTCTCATATTTACGCCCATAATCATTTAAGTGTCGATCGCTTCGGTTGCTGCGAGCTTGGTCGTGACAGCGATCTGGGTGCTTACGAGCTGTCTCGTTTTGTTCGGTGCAAATTTGAGTGTGATCTGGATCTGTCTCTTGGTGGTTGCCTCTGTGTTCGGGTTCTGAATGTTCTCGGCCACCTGCATGAGCGCCTCGTTGAGCTTTTCGGCAAAAGCACCGCCGGCGAGAGTCTCGAGGTTGATGTTACTCTGTACGCTTGTTTTCTTCATTTTCTGGATCCTCCTTCTTGGTCGTTGAATTATTCAGCTCGTCAATGCGAAGGCTGAGCTGATAGGTCGCATAAGCTACCATGTGGAGCTCTGCGGCTTTCTTTTTGGCGTCTTTGTGGGTTACTACGGTTCCGATTGCTGACAAAATCAGGAAAACGGCCCATAACGCACACACAACGGCGCCGAGCGTGATTTCTGCTGCGGTCATTTCTTCTTTTCACCTCCTCCCGGTGTGTTTGCGGCTCTGAGAGCGCACTCGGTACAAACTCCAGCGGCTCCCGCTGCCTTTACTTGACGCGCAAGCTCTGACTCCCAGCACTCCCGGCCGCAGCTCGGGCATGTGACGAGGCGCCAGTCTGGGTGCTTGCTTGCGTCTGGTATATTGGAGCGGAGCGGAAGGCATATAAGCCCGCCGCCTCCGGGTTTCCACGGTTTTATTGTTATGTTCATGCTATGCCTCCCAGCTCCAGAGCCCCTGCTGGCCTTTTGCTTTTATGGGCTCCGGCAGTTCTTTGACGTTTCTCAGCTCCCATGCGTAACGGCCGAGAGAATAATCTCCGAGAGCCTTTTCGGTGTCCGGTAGAGTAGAGAGGTATTCTTCTGTTATGAGGTGGCACGCCACAAGCTCAGCCGTTGCAATTACTTCTCCGTAATTGAAATATGTCAGGAGCTCACCGTTTGCCATGCTTGCTTTTTCCAGCTTCTCAACCATGAGTCCGAAGGCTTTCTCTGACAGAAGCGGTACGACTTGGCGTATTGGTTTGACTGCTGCATGGATCGCAATCGGCCCTCTGTATTTTGTGGCCCAGCTTCTTGTCTCGTTATGTTTTACGCCGGCGGCTATAAATTCGGCCCACGGCTGCCATATTGTTATTGCTTTCATTTAGGCTCCTTTCTAAAAGCAAAATGTTAATTGTCCCGTTTCGTCTGCTTGCGTATTCATTGGAATAACAAAGCCTTCCCAGTGCTCATAGGCGCGCCCGGTCAGACACTCAGCCGCTAAAATCAGCACATTTATGTCGCTGGCGTTTTTCATCCATGCGTATTCTTTCACATGCCGTTTTATTTGTTCCAGCAGCGGGAGCAGACCGTCGGCTTCGGCTGCTTTTTCAACGAGCCGAGCCCAGTCCTTGATCTCATATACTCCGCTGGGCGTTTTGTACGTTTCCCTGCCTTCTGTGATTTTTCTCCCGTTCTTATCCTTTCCGACCACCGTTGCCGTGAACATTCTCGAAGATAGTCTGGTGTAGTTCTCGATCATCTAGGCTCCTTTCTGGATAGCTGAGGCGCTCCAGTTCTTCGCGAAGGCCTCCGTGCTCTGATAAGGGCAAAAGAGCTGGCCGTCTCTGGTTTTTACCTCGAAGCGTCCGCGGCTGCGGATATATCTCACGATCAACTCGTAACGCTGGCCGGTGATAAATCCCATTGATCCGCTTGTCCCGGTGAATGTCGCAATAATCTGGAGCGATCCGGTTTTACTTTTTGGGTTTTTCAAATCATTAAGCGCGCGTGTCAGCATTGTGCGTTCCTCCCTTTGTCTTTTTCAAAAATTCCAGCGTACCCAGATGATTGAGGCCGATCTCATAGTCTTGGATCTCGCTGCGTTTCAAGTGCTTGTGGCCGTATATGTCCTTCATATCTCGCCAGACGCTCCACGGTATGCGGTAGAACTGCTCAAACTTAAAGCTCACGAGCACGAAGCAGCTCGCGCCCATTTTCTCGTAGTTCTCCAGTAGTTCAGCCTGCCGATCGCTCACGGCAGAGGCTTCGATCTTGTCGGCGTCTGTATGTTTGGCCTCGAAGGCAATGCACCGGCCGCCGTTGAGTATTCCCTTGTAGTCGTTCTGGGCTTTCTTGGTGAAAACCGCGACATATTGGCCGCGTCTGCGATCTCCGTATGGTTTCAGAGGTCGCATAGGCTCCGGCGTTTTCTCAATGTCCGCAATATTCTGGGAGCGGTAGTAGTTGCACGCTGCGGAGATCATATTCTCAAAGCGTTCCCCGGCGTATTTAGCACGGCGGCCCTGCTGCCGGCGCTCATACTCGATATTTCTCTCGGCTTCGCATGGTGTAGGATCCGGGTAGCCCTCTGAATTTCGTCCGTTACTCATATCACGCACCCCCTCTCAACATTGAGCTGCCATCTCTCAGGCTGTTCGCAATCATTTCGCCGAGTTCTGAGGCCTCTGTCGGATCTATGTTGATATGAACCGCAGTAACCTCTCTGAGACTCTTGTCGGCCTCCGCAAGTAGTGGAGCGGCAGCAGGCTGATCGGCGTATGCAGCAGCGGCAGAGGCGGCGAGTTTTCTCAGAGGGGTGCGCTGTGTTACTGCTGCATGATTGTAGATTTTCAACACGTTCTCGATAAATTCCGGCGGGCCGAAAACTTGGATCTCAATGTCGAGCACTCCGGCGAGCTGGATCTCGTCATACATTCCAGCAGATACCTCGCAGCCGTAAACTCTGATAAGTTGGCAATATCTGAGGAGCTGGAGCCCGCAACGCAGGCCGAGCTTTCTTTCCTCTGGGTTGGAGTCGTCCACAAACTGCGTAAAATACACATGAGGGGCGAGTGGCAGCAGGCCGTCATTCATTGCCTCGCGGCAGTATTCCTGCGCCTTGATGATGTTTTTCTCATAATCACCGCGACACGGTGAGCAAATATAAGTTAATTTCATTCGGTGTCCTCCTAACATGGACCGCCGTCGCTGCCTTTGAACGCTCCCGCAGGAAAGTCCCAGAGCTCTGACGGGGTGGTAATTTCGTCTACTGTAAATTTTCCGCTTATAATCTGCCGGATCGCCTCGACTGCTGCATGGCAGACACAACTCTCAGCGTCTCCGACGTATTCCTCTAAGTCCTTTTTATTGTCGAGAGTGAAGCCCAGACGCTCCTCGTCGTTTTTCACCGCCTCAAATTCTTCGGGGAATAGCTCACGGATCCCGGCCCAGTGCCTCGGTAGTGAAAAAATGCACATCATACACGAGCACCGGTTCCAGCCGGCAGAGTAGCAAGGGTGGGGCGTCGTTCGGTTCCTCTTTATCACTTCCCAGACGTCCCGCTCTGAATAATCAATAACAGCCCTCCACTGGTGTACGAGTCTATGAGCCTTTGCGGTGGCGTTTGACCGGTGGATCTCCATTTCGTTGTACTTCGAGCGCCCGGAGCTTTCGCCTCGGCGTTCTCCAGATACGATCAGGATCTTTTTATCCTTGCTGATTGTTTCGAGGTTCCTGATCGTCGCGGCGGCTACGTCTATTTTCAAGTAACCACTGCACCAGCGGCGCATTAAGTCGCCAGCTTTTGCCGGGAACTTCATGCGGTAGCCGTATGACTTTAGCTCCTCAAATTCCTCCTCTGCAAAATCGTCGGCCAGTTGTTCGCGGAGCTCTTGACTTCTGATCTGCTGTTTTGACTGGCTGCAGGTTTTGACTTCTCCGTCCTGCATGTACCGGATCGGATAGCTTGCGCCGACTCTGTAAACTTCGCCCCAGAAGCCTTGATCCCTCCAACTAACCCGGAGTGTTACCTTTTCGCGTTCTGCGAAGGCTTTTACATATTCCTGAGTACAAGGCCAGTCCATGCGGCGCTCTTTGTTCTTTCCGTCAATGTCATGGTGCCATAGCTCGATCTTGTTTTTCGGGACGCCCAGCTCTAAAAGTTTGAAATATGCAGCCGTCGAGTCTTTGCCTCCAGAAAACAGAACGATTACAAGGTCGTATTCCTCCAGTGGCAGCAGTTCGGGTAAATAGATTTTTTTCTCGTAGTCTGTGGCGTGCTTTCCGTCGATGTTTGGTTTTATTCTTTTACCGGTGCCATAAGAACGATCCGAGAGTTTTCCCCATATTACGGGGGTGTCTCGACTGCACTCGGTATCTTTTATGTATTCCGGCATTTGATACCTCCTAAATGATTTTTATTGTCTGGTGACTGCTGCCGGGCTGCCATACGAACCACGAGTAACTCGTGGCGTCCGTTCCGTGTCCGGTAAAGCTCGGGCGCTTATGTAGGGTGTAGAGTCCGGCGAGCCGGTGATCTTCCTGCTGCCAGAACTCAAAACGCTGGTCGCTTTCCATGAACGCGGTGCGGAGCAGGAAAATGAGCCTGCCGCCCGGTTTAAGTAGCCCGAGACATTTCTCAACAAATTCGATCGCCTGATTAAATGGCGGGTTGCCGATGATAAGATCGTACTTTTTCCCGAGGTCCATACTCAGGAAGTCGTCAATAATCACATTGACGCCGAGATCCTGCAGGTGTTGTGCCTCCTCTGGTCTGATCTCCACCGCGTCGATCGAAAAATCGCCGTATTTTTGTAGTGTCTTGATTATGTTGCCGCTACCTGCTCCCGGTTCCAGCACCTCGATCCCCCCCTCAGAGGGAAAACGTCGAGAAATGTCTCGATCGTCGAGATTGGTGTCGGGTAGAAGTCGTGCGGCTTTCTGGTGCTTCCTCTGTTTGTTGCACTCATTGTCTGCCTCCTTATCTGCTGCGCCAGCTCTGGCCCTCCATGACGAGCGCCTCGCACATTTCTCGCAGCCGGTCCACAGTGGCCCTCGCTGTCATGTCGTCCCCGTTCTGAGGAGTGAGGCGTTTCTCCAGCTCGGTGTCTGTGTAGTTGCTTGTTACAATCGTTGGCTTGTAGCCTTCGTATCGGGCGTTTATGATCGCGTAGATCTTCGAGACGCCCCAGTCTGTCGGCGGCTCTTTCCCCATATCGTCGATAATGAGGAGCGGGACCGTTTCGTAAACTCTCAGGATCTCACCCTCTGAGATTTCGCGCTTGTCGTATGTAGCCTTGATCCTTGCCAGCATGTCGATCATTGTCATACAAATAACCGGCCGGCCTCTCTGGATCAGGTCGTTGGCGATAGCAGCAGCGAGGTGAGTCTTTCCAACGCCTATGTCGCCCAGTATGAAAAGCCCGTTTTTCTTCTGGCCCATGTTGTCAAAATTCTGGGCGTATCGCATGGCCGTTTCTTTCGCTTTGGCCGTTCTCTCGTCTGGGGTGAGGTAGTTGCTGAAGGTTCGCTCTAAAAAGCGGCCCCTCATTCCTGAGTCACATCTGAGGCGTGACACCCGGCGTCTGATTTCGTCCTCGGCTTTCCGTTTTTCTTCCTGCTCCCGTTCGAGTTGTTCCTTTTCTCTGGCCTCGACTGCTCCCGGGCAGTTGCAGGGAATAGCGGTGGGGATCCAGAAGATCCGGTCGCCCATGTTGCTGAGTTCTTTGCCTCTGTGATACCGGAGCTTTCCGCAATATTCACACGGCACCGGCTCTGGTGGTGGTTCCGGCCAGTCTCTTTCCTCGTTGCTGTAAAACCAGCCGTCACTCGGCTGCTGTGAAGCCGGTGAGCTTGTAGCGGGATCCGCTTGGTGGTTCGTTGCCATTGTCCGGGCCTCCTTTGTCGTCATATTTGCCTTCCAGCACTTTGCACATGTTTGTCGGTTTCATTATCCAGTCGAAGTCAGCCCGCCAGTTGCGATCGTTTTCGCCTTTCATAAAGCTGCTTGCCTCGGTTTTTCTGAATAGTGTCTCGAATGTCTCAATATTCGGGTAGGTCTTAAATCTTGCGGCCACCGCTTTGCGTCTGGCTCCGTCAATCTTCTGGATCTTCGAGAAGCTGACGCAGATCTCGTTGTATAACTGCATGATTTTCACATACGGAGTCGGATCTGATTTAGCAGGTGCCGCTGCTTCGTGCTCTGGAGGAGCACTTAAAGGATCCTTTATATCTCTAGTCTTATCTACTCTAGTCTTGTCTACTCTGCCAGCGGTTGCTTGTTGGTCGTCCGGCGGTCGTCCTTCGGTCTTTTTAGCAGCCGCTCGGCGGCGTCTGGAGCGTTCCTTTTCGGCTTCACGCTGCTGGATCAGAGTGCCTGCATATTCCTCCCAGTCGTGGATCGTGAGAGTAGCAGGATCCTCGTCGCCCTGATCCAACAAACCCGCAGAAATAAAGGCTTGCAGCAGTTCGTCGGCGTCTCCGTCCCATTGTGCTGCGCGGGCTATATTTCGCGCGCTTATCTCCGAGACGTTGCCGTCCGGGGCGTTATCGAGAGCCCAGAGCCAGAACGAAGTCAGGAGCCCGATCATGTAGGGTGGAGCTATTTCGAGAGCGTCGGCTGCGTCTAAAATTTTTCTATGCTGTCTAATTGATTGATAAATTTTCAACCATGCCACGGCGTTTCCTCCTTCCTTTTTTGGTCGTCCTTTTTCTTGGCGCGTCTTTCTGTTTTGGTCGTTTGTCGGTCGTCCGGTGGTCGTCCACCGGTTGACCGGTAGGGCAAAAATCAATTAAAAGGGAGCTGATCGTCTGCGTCCTCCGGTATATTCATAAAACCGTCGCCGCTTGCAGGACCGGTTGGAGGCTCCTGCTGGTTGCTGTTTTTGTTCTTACTTTCTGCAAACTCGGCCTCCTCAACAACAACCTCGGTAGTGTATACCTTGCGGCCCTCACGGTCGGTGTAGCTTCCCGTCTGGATCCTGCCGGTTATTGCGATCTTTGTGCCTTGTCTCAGGTATTTCTCAGCAAATTCGGCGTTATTTCTAAAGGCAACGCACTGGATAAAGTCGGCAGTTGCTTCGCCTCCGTCTTTTCTGCCTCTGCGGTCCACGGCGAGAGTGTAGCGGGCTATCGCCATAGGCTCATTGCCTTGCGTGTATCGTACTTCGGGATCTCTGGTGAGCCTCCCCATTAAAATGACTTTGTTCACTGTCTATTTCCTCCATTCCTCAGCTCTCTGGCTGTGTCGTCCATGCGCTTGCAAATGTCGTCATACTCTGCCCGAGTCATGTCGGCTGGTTTCTTGTTGTATAAATAATTGATCCTGCCGTCTGTCTGCTCTTTGGAGAGCCCGGCGTCCTGAGCTTTCCGGTACATTCTGTCGAGCTGGGCCGCTGTGAGCTTTTTCTCGGCTCCATTCTGGCCGCTCTGAGCGGTTTTATTGCCTTGTTGGCTCTGTTGGTTGCCTGCGGCATTTCTGACCGGCTGTGAGGCCGTTTGAGCGCTTGGCTTGCCCTTCATGTCTGGATCAGTCTCGCCCATGTCAATGCTGAATTTTTCAAAAAGATAATATTTTATAGCATAGGTCCACGCGCTGCCTTTAGCTTTGGCCGGATCGTCATTCCATGCGATCGCATGAGTCTGGGCCTCGTCGGTGTCGTCCTCGTTGTCTGCATTGGTCCAGCGCATTGTCAGATCGGACTCATAAAGGAACATGAGGCCGCCGTGCTGCGTGTTCATGGTTTTAATCTGGGCATTTTCCTCCTGAATAATGTCGAAGTTGACACCGAGCTCATTCATCGTGGGAGTGATAGCTCTCCAGACGTCGTCAATCTTTGCAAACTTATAGGGAACCTCCTCGCTGTGCTGGCCCTTTTCAATCCTCGGGATCTGGCGCCGCAGTTCGATGAATTTCTCCTGCAGGCTCATTACCTCGATCGGTTTGTCCCGCCGCGTCTGGAATGAGGCAACCGGGGAGCCCGCTGCGGTTTCTTTCTGTTCTTCTTGCATGTGGTTTCTCCTCCTTATGCCGCCGCACATAGGCGGCGGGATTTATGATTTACTGAATTATGAAGCAGACCGGGACGCAAAGCTCGACGCTGGCGTGCCAGCCGTAGGAGTACCCGTTGCCGCCGACGAGCACGCAATAAGTAGAGTCGCCACCCCTGACAGAAGCGGTCCAGTACCAATCAGGTGAGCCTCCTTTTCTGTTGCACTTGATACGGTTGCGGCGGTCCTTGTAGTATTCGATCTGGTTGTATGTGCCGTCCTCTGAATAGCAGCAGTCCCCGAACAGCTCCGACTCGGTAGGTAAAAAGAGGCGACAGAGTGAGCTCTCGCCGTTTTCCTGCTTACGTTCAACCTCGGCAATCACATTGCGAAGCTCCTCCGGCAGACTGTTGAAAACTTCCTCGTTTAAGTAATGCTTGACGTCTGAGTCTGCGAAGCCTCCGGCGTTTCTGTTGTTCTGGTTGTAGGCAACCTCTACCGGCAGGCAGTCCTTACTCTCGAAGCGAGCCCACCCCGGGCCCATGTCAACGACCACGAGATCCATTTCCTCGCCGTCGAGGGTTTTCTCTGTGATAATGTCGCCCACTTTCAGGCCGCTGGTGTTGTCCTTAATTTTCTGGGCCAGTTCCTCCCAGTTGATTGCTGTCTCCGTGGTTACTGTCTGTGTTAATACTGCCATGATGTGATCCTCCTTATTTTTTCTCCGCATAGAAGCGGTGGTTGTTAATTGTCATTATGTAGCGCTGCGACTCGTGGAACTTACTCGCCACAAGATCGGGATTGTAAAAGTATTTGATCGGCTCGGTGCTTGCTGTCATTCCAAAGTCAAACACATACCGAACGGCCTGCATTGCCTCCACTGACGGCTCCGGTCTTTTCTTGGAATAGGAGTAGCGGTCTGCTGCCTCTGCCGGCCGGATCCCGTCGTCCTCACACGCCTGCAGGATACACTGGCAAATTGCAATTTTACCGGCCAGAGGTTCGCCCTCGGCCTCTGCTGTAACAATCTGAGCCAGCTCGTAGCGTTCGGCGTCTGTCAGCTCGTACCTGATTTCAAAACCTGCCTCAGAGGCCCACGACCTCGCGAGCTCCTCCATGTCTACGGCGTGAGGTTCTCCGTCCTCTGTCAGATATGCGAAGTAGTAGCCGTCTGGCTGTGTTTCGTCTTGAATTATGAGAGTAGTCTCCTGCGGTGTCTCTGTTGTTTCTGTTGCCGGAGCGTTTACTGGTTCTTTTTTCTTGCTGCAAGATACCAGACTCACGGTAACGGTCACAACAAACACCAGAGCGGCGCCTGCTGCCAGTCTGGCAAGGAAAACCTCGCGGCGCCTATTGGCTTTTCTGCGTTTTCGTGCTATAATTTCTCTGTGATCTTTGAAATTATGGACGGGCTCAGGCGAGAGCACCGTCTCCTTCTTCGCGGTCACTTGGGCTGGACGTTCTGGGCGTCTGGCCCTTTTTATGTCCTCATGTGTTTGCATTGGTCTGTATGCCTCCTTTTGGTTCGTAGTTTCTCAGCTCGCAGAGGGCGAGCGTGAAGTCTTGGAAGGCGAGCTGCTTCACCAGATCGGCCACCAGCAAAACGCGATACCAGCCGGAGCGGTACGTCGCCGCGTCCTCTGGCTGCATTTCTGTGGCCCGCTCGAGCTTTCTGTCTGCATAAGACTCGGCCCGCTTCATTTCCTTGTCTGGGACCTCTTGGCCCAGTATCTCAAAAACCGCCTTGCGGCTGTATTCTTCGGCCATGTGTTGCACGCCTCCTTTACTTTTTGTCGTTGTCTTTTCCACCTTTGTTGTTGTAGCTAATAATTACCAGCGTTACGCAAATAATCAGGGTAATAAGTACGCCGTTACTCACAAGATCCACCTCCATTCATAAGATCCGGCAGTCTGCACCCGAGCTTGTAAGACTGGGGCATGTATGTGATCTGTCTCAATTTCCGGCCGGTTATGCCGTACTTCGGGTTGTAGCCCAGAAGGTCTATGTAGTCCGTCAGGTCGTCCCGTTCTTCGCTCATAGCCTTAGTTACCTCGTAGAGCGCCAGAACGTCGTCGATCGCTCTGTGGCTGTTCTGGACCTTATCAGCGAGGCCGTAGTGCTCGATCGCGTTCGCCAGCTTGTGCGGATATGTTGCGCGGTCCTTGTATACTGTCAGGGAGTCGAGCGCCCGGAGCTTTGGAGCTTTCGGAACCATGCCGCAGCGCTTGAACATTTCCAGAATGAAAAGCAGGTCAAACTGGATATTGTGAGCCACCAGCAGCACCTCGCTGTCACTGTGGAGCATATTGCAGAAGATCCTGCAGGCTTCGCGGTAGTCGATCCCTTTATCTGCCAGCATGTCGTCGGTGATGTGAGTCAGCTCGACGATCTTCTCCGGTATCTTTTCGCCCTCTGGTAGCTTGCAAAAAGCGTCAATTTTGAGCTCTATGCCGTTTTCGGTGACGAGAGCAGCGGCCAGCTCGATGATCTGATCCTTTTCAGGATCGAGGCCGGTTGTCTCAGTATCGAAAAATATAATTTTCTTAAACTGCTGCAACAATTTCCTCACGCTCGAGCACCTCCTTCGCAACGAATAGCTTTTCGGTGGCTGCTATCATCTTATTTTGGTTCATGGTGCGGGTTACGCTGTGGATCCACACCGGCACGAAGTCGTCAGGAGCTTCCTGCTCGCTGATTAGTACAATGTTGTCGTGACTCCAGAGCCGTGCAACTCTCCAGAAGTCCGCGTGGTCGAAAATTTCAACCGATTTATACTGCTTTGTGTTCTCGTAGGGTGGATCCATGTAAATGACGCACCCGGTCGGGTTCCATGCTCGGTAGTCCTTATGTAAGAAAATGACGTCCTTCAGCTTGTCTCGCTGCGCCTCGATGTTGCGCCGGCCCTCGTCCTGATAGTCCCGGAGCCCTCCGGTTGTCTGAGTCTTTCCAGAGTAGCCGCCGTCGAAAAATCTGCCATTATACGAAGCCACAAAACCGACATAGCCTGCGTACCATTCCGGGTAGTCGTCGCGGTTGGCTCTGACTTTGGCGTATTCCTCGCGCTCAATGTAGCCCGGGAGCTCGCCGCCTGCCTGAATGTGCTGCATGAGGGCGATCAGGTACTTGTTGCAATCGCTGGCGATCCGCTGCGGGGCTTCGATCTTGTCGATCACATTGCAGCCGCCGCAGAATGGCTCGAGATAGGTCTCATAGCCGGAGCGCTCGATCTGCTCCTGAATGATCGGCACGATGTAGCGGGCGACTTTCGCCTTGCTTCCCATGTATTTCATAGGGCTGCTGCCTCCTTTCTTTGTTGTCTCTGTTTCTTCCAGTTTTGATAGTCTGCCATAACGGCAGGATCCTCGAACGCTCTCGACATTCCGCTGATTATGGTCCTGCAGAGCGCGTCGCTCTCATTTTCCGGGAGTGTATCGAGTTCGATGTTGATATTTTGTGGGGTTCTGGATCCCACGCTTTTGAGTGTTTTCATTGCCATAAAGTCGCTCCTTCCTCTGCTTGGTTTCACACACCGGGCAGACGTAACCGCTCGGAGGGATAACGGCCAGAGCGCTGAGTTGCCAGTCCTTACCGCATATTCGGCAGGCTGCTTGTCTCGTCTGCGAGTTCTTTCTTGCCATTAGGGGACCTCCTCGTCGTCGCTGGCCTCGGTGTCGTCCTGCTCCTCTGGGGTATCACACCCGAGAGAGTGGAGCAGCTTGTGGGCTCTGTCTCTTGCCATGCGCTTGATCTTGGTTCTGTACTTCTTACGGATCCGGCGCTTTTTGTGGTGTTCTGCCATGTACCACCAGTGGCGGTCATTGCACCAGATACGGTCCACCGCGTCGCGTACAACCTTCACAATTTTACCGGCCAGCTCTTTGATCCAGTCGAGCACCGGGGAGAGCGTGCGCTCTATGATTTCTTTGAGCTCCTCGAGCTTCTCACTGAGCTGTCGAATATCGTCCGGGATCTGTATGCCGTCGTCTGGGGAGCAGTCTCTAAAATAATCGGGCAGCGGCGGGGCGGTGAGGCCTCGGCAAAATTCCGCGGTAGTTATTCCGCTGTGGCTTGTGTGCTGCATTACATTAAAGAGGACCGTCTCAAAGTCTGAGGGGTGGCTGCTTACGGTTTGCAGGATCCGGTTGCGGTATTTCTTGCGGATCCGGTATTTTCTGCCATGCTCAGCGAAGTGGATCCACTTGCGCGGTATGTAAGTAGGGTAGTAGTCTCTTGCTTTCATTGTGCACCTCCGTTTCCTAACTTACGCGGTGCGTAAGATAAGGCTAAAAAAAATACGGCCGGCCTTTTCTGGCGGGATTTCCAGAGAAAATACGAGCTTTTCCATGACGTCGGACGAGGGCTGCACTTTCCCGTTTAATATGTTGCTAAGTGTGTTTCTATTGATCCCGGTTTTCTCCGCGAGCTCCTTAATTGTTTTGATTTCTTTCTCTGCCATGATCTTTTTGATCTCGATGTAGTCGGTTTTATAAATTTCTGCCATTGTGTGCCTCCTTTCTTAAAAACTTACCTACTGCGTAAGGTTATAGTAACACCAGCAAGCAAGCGTGTCAATACTTTTTGCGTAAGTTTTTTAATATTATGCACAGTATTAGTTGCGTTTTGCGTAAGTTTGTGATATTCTAAGGGTGTTCTAAATAAGAAGGAAGGAGGTGCCAGACATGGCCGAGATCAACGACCGAATAAAGGAGCGGCGGCTCGCAGCCGGCAAAACGCTGTTAGAAGTGGCTGAGTATTTAGGAGTCAAAGAAGCGACAGCGCAGCGGTACGAGAGCGGAGAAATAAAGAACATTAAGCATGAGACGATCGTCTCACTGGCTCAGCTCTTTAATTGTTCTCCGGCGTACCTTATGGGCTGGGAGTCAAAGGCGGTTGTCAATGATTTCCCGCTATCTGATATAGAGAAGGAAATAATCATAGCATACCGCAAAACCGACGCAATAGGCAAGGCTTGTGTGCTTCGCACGCTCGGCGTTGACGAAAAAGGGGACAATCAAAAAATGGCATAAATTACCAAAAGAAACGCCCCCGAACTTCCCGAGAGGGAAATGTTATAAAATTGGATTTTACATAACCGACGCGGCCGGCCCAGAACTCCGGCCGATGATCGGTTACAATAAAAGCGAAGGAGGTCCTTATATATGGGAATGAGATTTAGAAAGAGCAAAAAGATCGCGCCGGGTGTTCGCCTGAACCTGAGCGCAAAGAGCGCAAGCATATCAATCGGCCCGAAGGGGTTTAAGAAAACATTCAGCACCAGCGGCCGGGTGACAACAACGGTAGGGATCCCGGGTACCGGGCTTTCCTACTCCACAAGCAAGAAAACGGGCCAGACTGCTGCCGGATCCACCTCTCAGGAGGCGCCTGCTGCCGTCGTGGTGGCCTCAAATAAAAACAAGTGGGTAACACTTGCCCTTTGCGTGTTCCTTGGTTTCTTTGGGGCTCACCGCTTCTATGTTGGCAAAGTCGGCACCGGAGTCCTTTATATTTTCACCGTCGGCGGTCTGGGCTTCGGCTGGATCATTGACATGGTTATGATCTGTTGCAATAAATTCACCGACAGCACCGGTGCGGTGGTCGGTCTGAAGGTTGCGGAGTATGCCAGACAGCCGGATCCTGATCTTGCAGAGGCTTCTCTGGAGGAGCAGCGGGA